GCCATGCAACCAATACCCATTCTCGGCGGGGACCCCTCGAATTACAATATTCCCCGCGAGTCCGCCGCTATCTATATCGAGGACAAAGACGGAGGCTCGACGGACCTGAAAGTAAAAATGCCGTCGGGCGGGGACTACTTTATCGAGAACCTTTACTAAACCGCAAAAGCCATATACGTTAATGGCGCGGCTCGACTTAACTAACCGAGACATAGGTAAACTTATCATAGCCGCCATGCTCGGCTTCGCCGCTCTCGGCTTCTTAGGCTTCGGTACGATCAATCCGAACCTCGCGCGCGACTTTCTCATACTCGCCGGCGGCCTCTTGACCTCCGAGACTGCCCGGCAAGCTATCGAGACTGCCCGCTCGCGGGGCGGCTCGGACGAGGCCGACGAGAGCGAGAACTATCGCCACGAGCGTCAACCACAACGCAACATACGCGAGTACGCGGAAAAGCGAAACGATGAAAAGTAAAAGACCATGAAAGACTTAGTTTCTTACACCCGAGTCCACGACGAAACGGCCCGTAAGCGCATACTCAACACGCTTGCCCTCGCAAGCATCATGCTCGTCCTCGTGTCCGTATACACCGTACTCACCGACGGCTTGTACTACGTTCCCGAGGTGCTAACCGCAACCGCGGGCAACTGCTTTGCGTGGGTTGCTTACTTCTTATGGATCGCTAAAATCAAGGAGGGTGCGCAACCCGAGCGGTTTTTCGCTATCGCGGGCTTGCTCGCAACCGGGTTCGGGACCCTCTTGCTCGGCGGCTCACAATTCCTGCCCGGCGAGCGACTGCCCGTATACTTCATTAGCCTCGGGGCTATCGTGTTCATGCTCTACTCGACGTTTCTCGGCTTCATAACCTCGCACTCGGTCGATAAGGTAGACGCGGAGGTTATCGAGGCTATCGTACCCGAGGACGCCGATCGGTCACTCGCGCGTGACGAGTGAGAGCTAACGCAAAGTTAAAAAGGCGGGGAATAGTTAGATAGCGCCATGAGCGGCCCGCGCCCGGGAGAGTTTTTCAAGTTTGCGCAAGCTATGCGGCGGCTCGCCGGCGTCGAGTTTGACGAGAAACGCTATACCACGAACACGGGCGGCGGAAGCTTCTTTGACCAAAGTTGGAAGGCAAGCCCGGAGGAACGACTCGACGCAACCGAGGCACACGACTACCTGCTAAAACATGAAGGCGACCCCGGCACGCACGCGGTCGCCTTTATCTTCAAGCAGGGCGACCGGTTTCACGCGGTGGACGAGGATAACGAGTCTATCCGACACGCACACGACGAGCGCTTCAAGCCGACGCTTCGCGTGCGCTCGCGTTCGGGTGGGACGCACCTCTATTACTCACAACCCGACGACGCCGAGCGCGAGGTTCTGCTGAATAACATCGACGCCCCCGAAAAGTGGGCAGAAACCGGCACTATCGCGGACTTTCGCAACACCAACATTACGAAATTGATGTACGCGCCGGGTAGCTACCGCCCGGCCGGCAAAGTACCGGACGACGAGGTGCCGGTCTATACCGTCGAGAACATACCCGAGGCCGACGAGCTTCCCCCGCTCGGCATGCGGGAGCTACCGACCTCGTGGCTCCGCGCGCTCGCACGCAAGAAGTACGACGCACAAAAGCGCCGAGAAGCGAATAGCACCTCGTGGGACTCGATGGACGTTGAGTTCAACGGGAGCGTGGACGGTGAACGGAGCGCGCTATTCGACCTTGACGATAAAAAGGTGTACGCACGGCTCGGCGGTGACGTGAGCGGCGAAAAGCACGCTCACCCTCTGCACGGTAGCAAGACCGGCAAGAACGCCGAGTTCAACGAGGAAAACAACGTTGTGTTGTGTTGGCATAACGGTCACGAGTGTACGCACAACGCGCTTTCCTTGCTCGCGCTCGCGTCGGAGGCGTATGACGACGACTCGGATTGTGGGTACCTCGGTACGGACTTTGGCAACGGGCCGTCGGGTATCGAGAACAACCCGAAAGCCGCGTTTTGGGCTTGGGTGAAAGGGTGCAGATTAGACATACTCAACCGCAACGACTCGGTACCGTATCGAGCGCTAATGTGGGCTACCGTCGAAGCCGGCTACCGCGACGCGGCCGACATGTTCGCGCCCGCCGAATACGAGCCCGGTCCCGACGGCACGCACTTGAGCGCAAACGAGTTCAACGGAGCGCTCGAATGGCTACAAGAGAAAGCGCCCGACGTGGACTTAGGCCGCGATAAGGTAGAATACGCGGAAGGCGCGGCCGAAAAGTACATAGCGCAACAAACCGCCGAGCACCTTGATTTATCCGCCGACGAACACGCAACCATTCAGGGGTGCGCTCGCGCCGGCAAGAGTTACGAGGTTATGAAAAGCGCGTACACGGAGCTAATCGCGGGCAACTACAACCGTGGGTGCTATGTCGCGCCCTCGCATCAAGAGGCTCAAGCGACGTGGCAAAAAGCCGTGGACATGGGTATTGACGCGGCCTACGTCGGCGGGCGTGAATGGGCTAAGAGCGGTTGGGGAGAAAACAACCGCGAGTTGAACTATTCGTCCGACGAGTACCCCGAGCGCACTGCTAAGACGCCGTGGAAAGCCCTCGATAAGATTGACGGGAGCAAAAACCAATATCAGGGCTTGATCGAGGGCGCGAAAGAAGCGGACTTTGTGGTGCTCCCGCCCGAAAAATTGGAAGCGGTGACAACCGAGGACAACACGTTTGACCTCGTGATAACGAGCGAGGAAAACGTACTCGATCGGCTCGTGAGCGAGAGCGTCACCGTGTTCACTATTCAGAGAACCGGGAGCAAGACCGGCGTTTCAATCCCGATACTCGACTCGCTCGCCGGCACCGCGGAGGTTATGATAGAACGGATAAACGACTTAGAGCGTACCGACCGGATTCACGAGGACATGCTACAAGTCGCGGAGTTCGTCATAGAGCTTGGCGATATGATAAAAGAGTCCGGTATCGAGTCGTGGAGTGCAGGGGAAGATACGTTCCGCGAGTTGGTAAGTGACGTTCGTGACAAACTCGCGGAACTCACGCCGCAAGCCGATTTCCACGCAACACGCAAGCGGCTTCGCAACAAGTACCCCGGTCACTACCGCGAGTTCATCAATCTGCTATACCACGACCCGGACCCGGACAAACAAGGCGTGCTTACACGGTCGGACGGTAACAAAAAGTCGATCGACATACTCGGGGACACCGATCGGCTCTTTCAGGAACTACCGCCCGACGCGACGTATTGGTTTGCGGGTAATGACATATCATTAATGTCCTCCGTTCACCGGCTCGCACACAACGACGCTCCCGAGCCCGTGCGCTATATGAACGACTTTACGCCGGTAACGCGCTCGATCGAGGCGTTGAAATTGGACACCGACGCGAGCCCGAACGAACAAGCCGCACACGTAGCGGAGATAATCGAGAGCCCGAAAGTTCGCGGCGCGAGCGGTATCATGTTCGGCGGCTCGAAACGCCGAGCAAAGCGAGCTAAGAGCCGTGTGAACAAAGTGACCGTCGCTCCCGAGAACGTCGATCGGCTCGCGGACATACGCAAGCAGGCCGGCGTCAACAACGTAGCGCTTTCGCTGAATAGTAAGTTCGCGGAGGGGGTTGACCTTGAACCGTTCGAGTACACCGCTCTGCACACCGGACGTTTCAAGACACCGCGGGAAAACTATATCGCGGAAAAGACCGGCGACCCGACCGCAAAGTACGGCGAGTTGATCCGGGCAACGCAAAACGCGGCGCTCCGTGCGAGTGACGTACCGGACCCCGAGAAACCCGAGAAACCGAAAGGCACCGGCAAGACACCTGCACTAATTCCCGATAAGCAGGTTCCCGACGCTCTTTTCGCCATGCTTGAAGCGTTCGACATAGAAACGCACACCGTCGAGACAATCGAGGACGCTACGAACAAACTGCACGAGTTGATCCGTGAGTCCTCGATCGGCGGTATCACCTCGGAAACGCCCGAACTCCGTGACGAGAGCGTTCCCGACGTTGACAAGGCCGGGCGTGCCGATGTAACCGACCTTCTTTCGTCGGAAGCGGCCGGCGACTAAACCCGGGTGGGTAGATACATCTTTGTCGATCGGGTCGATTTTTAATAAAATCGCCGCTATACTAATCACGATTTGTTAAATCTTGTAGCAAGAGCGACAAGACGGAGGTTGGTTGCGGTCGCAACTTGTTGCGACCAAAATCCCTGCTACAATAGGGAAGGGTTTTTTACTCTCGCTCTCCGATCGAGAACATGGCGTCGATCCGTACATGCGTCGGTACGCTCGGTGAGTATCACGAGGCTCTTGAACTCGCGGAAAAGGTAGGTTTGAGTGTCGTTGACGTGGAATTAGGGGGAAAGTGGTCGTGTCCTAATCACGGTTCGTACCACATGCAGGTTCCGGGCAACGAGTTGCGGGCTATCGGCAAAGACCGGGTGTTTATTAACACCGTGGACGGTGTGAAAAAGTGCAAGCCGTCGAGTATCCCCGACAACAATAGCCGAATAGAAATCACGTTTACGGACGAGTAATAATGCTACAAGCAAAACTGCACAAACCCGAGTCCTACGGTGAGGCCGTCGAGTTCGCACGGAAAGCCGAGTTCACGATCGAGGCCGTCGAGTTAGAGGGGTGGTTTGGAAACCTCGGAGGCTCTGAATACAACTCCGACGACGAGGGCGTTGAGCTACAATCAGTAACCGAAAGGTGGGTCTATCTCAACACGCCCGACGGGGTTAAGAAGTGCAAGCCCGACGGGCGTTCGGGTATGACCGGGTACATCGTGGTCACGTTCTCCGACTAATGCACGCTCACGGTAAAATCGACGTTTCGGTTGCGAACGTGACGGAGGCAGAGCGCGCTTTCGAGTTAGCCGCGGAGTTCGGCCTTGCTCCGCACAAAAAGAGCGTGTGGGGCTCGTGGTATCATGGCGGGAAGCTCACGGACCTTTCAGACAAAGACGTGCGGGTGGTTAACGCCCTCCGTTCACACACCCGAGACGGCTTCTTTTTCGACGTTGACGGGGAGCGGGGTTTTTACGAGGCGACCCGAGGCGACGAACCGAACGGGTGCATAGAAATAGAGTTCGTGTCCGACCCTCATAGAGAACCGTGCAGTTTTTATACCTCCGTCCGTTCGTGCTAATCGTGGCGGGCGAAGCACCGTCATACAAGCCATGAACGTGAATGGAAGCCTTGACATAGCGGTTGCGAGTGTTGCGGAATGGGAACGGGCGTTTAACTACGCGGACGGCCTCGGTCTTACGCTCCGTGCGACGACCGTTACCGGGACGTGGTGGGGACCTGCACAACGGCACGACCTCACCGACGAGCCCGTTAACATTACCGGCACCGAGCACGGCCTTGGCGCTACCGACGACACGTTTCGGTTCGAGCTACCGGAGAACGACATTCTCGCCGGCGAGTACGGCTTTGTCCCGTTCGTGCAGGACGACGAGCGTCACGGTGAAATACTGCTTGAGTTTGCGGGACGTGGAACGCTCGGCTCGGACGAGCCGAGCGAGTAAAGCTTGAAACCGGCGGCTCTTTTCAGTTAGCATATGGGTAGAAGGACGTGTTCGACGTGCGGGACGTGTGTATCTCCGAGCTATTGGAAGGCCTTTTCCGTTGACGGAGTTTTACGCGAGTGTGTGAATTGTCAAACCGACCCCGAATACACGTAGATTTTAATACTTGACGGTTACGAAATTTATTTATAATGGCGTCGGAGTGTGCCGAGTGTAGCGGGTCGCTTTCTACCGAGGGCGGGGAAACCTTTTGCGAAACGTGCGGGTTGGTGCATGACGAGGACCAAATAGACCACGGTGCAGAATGGCGTGCGTTTACCGACTCGGAGAACGAAACCCGCCGACGCACGGGCGCGCGACGCACGAACCGACTGCCCGATAACGGACTACGGACTCGCATGACCGCAACACGGAATATCAAGGGTTCGGACCCGCTTAAGGCTTCAAGAATGAGGCACCAAGAATATAGAGCACGGACGGAGAACTCGCACACGCGCGAGGCGGGGTTATCGGAAATCAATCGACTCGGCGCGGCGCTCGACTTACCGGAAACGTACAAAGAGCAAGCCGCGCGCTTCTTTAAGAAAGTACACTCCGCGGAGATTAGTGGCCTCACGCTTGAGGGTGTATGCGGCGCGTGCTATTACGTCGTGTGCAGGCGAAACGGTGCGACCCGCTCGATGCACGAAATTGAAAAGTATCTTCCCGAGGGCGCGAAAGCGGACGTGGCGTACCGCAACCTCCGGCGAAAGCACGGGCTCAAGACCCCGATTATCGACCCGCGCGAGTACGTCGGACGCTACGGGCAACGTGCAGGACTCACGTCGGAGGAAACGCGGCACGCCCGCGAGCTAATCGGTGAATGGCAAGGCTCGGAGCACGATAACGGCAAGAATCCGAGCGGCGTTGCGGGCGGTGCAGTCTATCTTGCGGCTAAGTTTGCGGGCAAGGACGAGGTTACACAAACCTCCGTTTCGGACATAGCGGACGTAAGCACGGTGACGGTGCGCACCCGCATGCTCGAAATGTGTGATATTATCGGGGAGAATCCGATTGAGAATTAGGGAGCGTCACGCTTTTACTATCCGGGTCCGTTGTGTCGGGTGGGTCGAAGGCGACCCGGAGTAAAATATGATCGGGCTAAACGACGCGGCTCCCGGTTCGCAAGGAGAGAGTATCGACTACCCGGAAATTTGGAAACCGGACCCGAACCACGATCAAACCGTGGCGGGTGTGGTCGTCGGCGGTGACACACCTCCGTTTGACGACGAGCAACCGCAAGCTATCGTTGCCGTCGCGGAGCCTATCGAGGGCCTTCGCGTGCATGACGGTGACGCGGACGATAACGTGGGGTTCGTTGACCTTGAAGTGGGTGACGGCCTCTCAATGTCGAGTCACGCGGGCCTCGGGTTCGTCAACCGTGCAGAGATCGGGCAGGCGGTGATTATCGAGTGCAGGGGCTCGCAAGAAGTGGAATGGGCTCCGAGTACGGCGTATATCTTCGACTCGCGCGTAATGGATCGTGAGTCGTGGGATAACGACTCGTACGAGTACGCCGATGCGTTCCGCGAGGCGGAAGCGGAATACTCGGGACCCACCGAGGACCGCCGGCCTATCGAGGGAGAAAACGACGGGAACGCCCCCGGCGAGTCCGAGCGCGAGTCCCTTTCGACGCTCGCAAGCGACGACGACGATGTTAGCATGGGTGATACAACGGACGACGCGCTTACCCCGGGTGCAGAGGCCGCTATCATGTACGTGGAGGAACACAACAACGGTGAGTGCAAGCGCGACGCGCTCGAAATGTGGGTGAACGAAATGGCGGACGACCCGGACTTTGAGGCCGTGCTTGACGAGGCCGGGTTAGAAGCCGACGAGGACGTTGTGAGGGTCGCCTAATGGGTGGAGTGAGCCCGTTCGAGGCGATCAACAACGCGCTCCCGAGCGCGGACTCTAACCCGCCGCTCGTGTCCGAGCAAACGCCGAACTACTCGGAACTACCCGGTTCGTTCGACCCGTTCGTTCGACTCGTGCAAGACCGCGAGGGCGAAGGTGGCATGTTCATCCAAACGGCGGGGATTCACCGCGTGGACGTGCTCTTTGCCCTGCTTGAGCTTGCGGAAGCGGAAGCGGACGGGCTTGCCGACGAGTTGGACGCACCGCCGGAGCAAGAGGCTCGCATCGAGACGTTGCTTGACGACCTCCGCAAAGCGTGCGGGAGCGCACAACGAGCCCGTCACGACATAGCGAACTAACCCCGTTTCGGCCCTCCACACGTAGACCGCGAAACTTTTTTACGCGAACGCGCGCGATTGTAAGCTATGCACGAGGGCGTCGTAAAGTTACTCATAGCCGTCGCGTCGGTTGCGCTTTTCACGCTACTGCACCACTTAGCCGGTATGCTAATTGCGGCCGTGTCCGTGACGGCTATCGTGCAGGTGTTTCTCGCGCTTTACACCCTCAACGTGGTCATGTCGGTTATCTCCCGGTTGGTCGCCCGCGAGGTTGCAAGAAATAGGCAGTAAAACTACCGTCGGATAACCATACGTCTTTTTTGCGAGCTATCGAGGTTGTAGGTAGCCGTACGTAGTTGTTCGGTGCGCTCGACGGACTCGGACGTTTGGCGCTCGTCAACGACAATTCCGTTGCTTTCCCACCCGGCGGCGGTTAGCTTTTGGTGCAAGGTGGGGTGAAAGTCGTTTTCGTACGCGACAAAGAGCTTGTTCCGCGACGGGTTGGCTATCGCTTTAATCTGATTGTTGAACGCATAGCTTTCCTCGATACGTCGGATAAACTCGTCCATACCGATAGCGCCCGACGAAAGCGCTCTCGTCAAGTCAACGACCGAAATACGGTTAGCCCGATCCGTGACCATTCCCATACGGTATATGTTGTCAAGAAATTTTATAAACTTATGCTTACGCCGTAACGCGATTATCGCGCGGCGGTGCCGCGCGAGCGCGTCGTTAATTACTTCCGGCCGGAGGCATGTAACATACGTATGCTCACGCTTGGGTTCGTGGCGGCGGTGCATGCAGTCGCCGCGGCGCTCGTAATGGCTTCGCTCGTCGGGTTCGTAGTGCTCACGTATAGACACGAGGACGGCTTTGATCCGTCGCAAGCGCGCGCGAACTTAGGGAAGGTGGACACGCCGAAAGTGTTAGTTCACACCGTGGTTGCGGTGGTTGTCTCGGCGCTCGTCGGTGCCGCGTGGTTTAGCCTCTTGACGCTCGTGGAGGCACTCGTTTAATGGTGTCACTCGCTCTCGTTGCGGCGGTACACGCGGGTATAGCAGTCGTCGGCATTTTGTGGGTGTACGGCTACAAGGTGCTCACGCTCGGCACGCCGCAAAATTTCTCGGAGGTTCGAGAAAACATCGGCATGATAATGTGGCCTCAACTGCTATTGCAAACTATCGCGTGGATGGTTGTCGCGGCGGTCGTCGGCACTGCCCTCTATTCCTTTGTGACGTTCGTGGCGGCAGTTATTTAATCCGCCGGTCACTAAGAAGGGTATGGACTTGACCGCGGCCGTTGAGAACGGTGGTCTTGACGAACTCGACGCTCTTATTCCTAAGTGGCTTGAGGCCGAATATATCGACCGGTACGACCCGGGCCGTCATGCTTCCGTTGCGTCGGACGTACACGCTTCGCACGTTGCGGAGTGTCAACGCAAGGAGTATTGGTCACACGAAAACGGAAAGAGCCCCGAGGCAAGCCCGTACTTTCCGCTCGGGAACGACATAGAGGACCGGTATGGCGACGCGCTCCGCGAGGAATTTGGGGGCAAGCGCGTGCGGCAAGACGTGGGTTGTACTATCTTTCTGCCCAAACGGGACGAGGACGGGTATATTCGGCTCGTCGGTGAGTCCGACTATGTTATCTTCAACCAACCGGCTCCGGGCCGCGGGCATGTCGTGTACGACGTAGATAGCGGCGAGCGCTTTGCCCGCGGTTCGTATAACGAGGAAACCGAAGGGTATCCGACGCGCGCCGACGCGCTATCGTGGGACACGTACGACGGGTGCATTGAGAGGGTGGTCGAAACTAAGACCACGAAAAAGCTTGAATGGCTCGATCGGTACAACCGCCGTGGCTTCAAGCCGAAACACCGGTATCAACTCGGGACGTATCAACGCGCGTTCGACGCGCCCGGAGAACTCACGTACATTACTCGCAACGAGTTGGACGAGCGGCGGTATTTCGTGCCGCAAGAGCCGAGCGTTTGGCTCGAAATTATGCAGAGAACGTACCTGCACCATTCTAACCGCGGCGGTGACGTGATACCGGAAACCGACCCCCTGCACGATACGAGCGCGTGCGTGCGTTTCTGCCCGTTCGCTAATGAGTGCGAAAAAGTCGGCGGCTCCGTGTGGGACGAGGACGACTAAAACTTAGCGACGGTTCCCGTTTCGTCGTTGACGCAACAATCGCACATTTCGTTTTCGCGGTCTTGCTCGAACTCGTGCATACGGCCGGCGAGTTCTGCATAGCCCGCAAGGTCAACTATATCGTCCATGTCGTTATCCCCGTTCGCGTGCCGCCCGACCTTGAGCAACCCGAGCATGACCGCGGCTTGCTCGGCGCTCAAGTCCGGGTGCTCGTCACCGAGGTAGGTGTTCCACAACTCGGTAATGGTCACTAACGAGTCGTGTGCAGGACCGTTCTCGCTCTCGCGGCCCTCGATAATATCCGCCGCGTTACCGAGAACGGTCGTTTCTCTCCCGAACGACGGGCTAAACGTGTCCATGTTGCCTAAAATTCGTTGATCCATGCCGACGATGTTACTAAAGAACTCGTCGGACTCACTCTCACTTTCGCTTTCGTGGTCGTTCATTACATGTACTTGTTAGTCGGCAACTGCAAAAGTCTTTACTATGGCGGTACCGTGTAGCCGGTCGTGACCACGAACACGGCCGTTTACGACATTGAGTACCGCAACGATAACGGGGAGGGGTGGCTCGAAGCGTTGACCAAGCAGAACGGTGAGAAAGTGCGCAAGCCGTGCGACCTCCCCTTTCTCCCGTATTGCTACATGGACGAGGGAGGCTTTGACGCTATCCCGTGGAGCAAGGTGCGAGCGGCGAAAACCGATTACACGGTCGCCCGGGCGGAAGCGCCGGAAGGGTACGAGAGGGTCAAGAGCCCTTCGCCGCGGGCTATCGGGCAACTCCGCAAGAATCTCGAACAAGCCGAGAAAGAGCACGGCGTAGAGGTGCCTCGCACCCATCAAGCCGACGTACCCTACGCCCGCCGCGTGCTGATAGATACGGGTATGTCGCTCGACGCGCCCGACGCGGAGGACGTGCTATACTTTGACATAGAGGTTGACCCGAGTTCGGGCTTTCCCGACCCGGAGGACGCAAGCGCTCAAGTGCTCTCCTTTGCGGCGGTTGACGGTGCAGGCAACGAGTTCTTTCTCACCGGCACCGAGCGGGAAATCTACGACGAGCTAATAGGGCCGGCCTCCGCGCCGGAAGCGCGTGGCTTGCTCGGTGACTATTTCTTTCTCGTCGGGTGGAATAGCGAGAGCTTCGACCTGCCGTATCTGAAAAACCGGATCGAGGAAAGCGACCGACTCGCCGGCTATAGTTGGCCGGAGTTCGAGTTAATCCACCTTGACGCTATGGGCCTTTTCCGGTCGTTCAAGCGTGACCAACTTTCGAGCTATTCGCTTGAGAACGTTTCTCAAGTCGAACTCGGTGACTCGAAAGACATGGACGAAACGGAGAGCTATCAGAACCTTCGCGGTTGGTGGGAAAACGACCCGGAGCGGCTACGCGAGTACAACCTACAAGACGCGGACTTGACCCGCCGGATTTCCGAGGAATACCTACTCGTGGAAACCGTGTCGCGCGTGTGTCAAAGCGGGCATACGCGGCTCGCAACGATAACGTACGAGTACAAAGGGTACCCGAAGGTAGCCGTCGGAAAAGCCGTTGACGGTGCCGTGTTGCGGCGCTCACGGAACTCCGAGCACGTATTCGGGAACCGTCGGCGCTACTCGGACACCGGCGAGTTCCCGGGCGGGTACGTGTTCCCGCCGACGCCCGGAACGTATGAATGGGTGTTCGTGGCGGACTTTAGCAGTATGTACCCCTCGATCATTCAGGCGCTAAACATCGGAGAGAATACGTGGCTCGACACGGAGAGCTACGCCGGGCTAAAGGGCGCTATGGCGGGACGGATCGAGAGCGACTATGAGCGGGTGTACGACCCTAAGCTCATGGCGGTCAACTCTCAAGCAGAGAAACCGACCGACTACGCCGCGAACACTCGACAACCGTTCATCGAGGGTGTGAACTCGCGCTTCGACCCGAAAAAGGACGACTCGCGGGCTCGCGGCGGGTTCGTCCGACCCGAGTACGAGGCCGGGATTCTCGCGGAAGCGACGAGTGACCTTGACGACCTCGCTCAAGAGTACAAGG